TAAGCCAATGCTTGTTCACCTTAAGTATACTCCAGGAAGAGTGTCTCTAGTTGTTAACGCAGAAGAGATTATCAGTATTGAAATAGATGCAAATAGCATATACTTGCCAGAGCAATACAGTGCTTCAGGTAAGGATCAAGACTGGCTAGGATTCTATTCCGCAGATGACGTATCTGTTGACTTAGATTGCGTTGCAATATACCCATATGATATCGATAAGACCATTGCAAAAAGACGATGGGTATATGGTCAAAATGTCGAATATCCAGAAAATCTAAACTCCTCATATGACGGCAAGGCAGTTGTAATTGACTATCCTAGTTCAAACTATGCAGGAAACTTTGTTTTTCCTAAAAACAGTGCTTGGTCAGCAGGTATTTCAGATAACATTAGTTTTACCAAAAACTCTATATCGGCACCACAACATCCACTACCAGACATTGTTTTGCAGTCTGGAGATGAAGCAGCCTGGCTAAATGATCAGATCCTAAATAACTATGAGGCTGAAACATATATTAAAATGAAGCCAAATGGAAACTGGGACGATGTCAGCGGATATCTATACCTAGAAGATATTTCATTTATTTCAAACAACCTTAAGAGTATTTACGGTATTTTTAAGACGGTATCGTACTCAGAGTATGATGAATTATTGATTAAGATTAGAGATAAGAGTTCTGGCAAGTTCTTTAGTGTTGTTGCAAATGGACAGGATATTCTCTATAAGTTTTATAATGGAGCCACCAGTGAAACAATAAAAACTGTTCCAATTAACATTGTTGGAGAAATGTTTATTGCTGGATTTGATCTAGACATAGTCTCTTCATACTACGGAGGAGAACTTATTCAGTTCTTTGCAAATAGAAATAACCTTGAAATCTTTATTGCTGGAGACACCACATTTGAAAACACATATTTAGGAAACATCTATAACTTTTCGCTTGCCACAACCAGAAATTCAAAAGTGGTAGCCTACATGTTTGCTGAAGATGGAATAGCCATGGACAAGGATTCCTTCCAAAACGTAATCTATGATGCAGGATATACTTATTTTGGAAACGACCCAGAGTACTGGTCAGAGGTACTTGACGGTGGAGATCCATATGCATTGCTATCAGACAGGTTCTATGCACACGTAGCAACTTATAGGATGACACCATCCGTATTCCTAGGAAACTTTGTGCTGGATGTTTCTACACATTCAACTTGGGAAGACTATGTTCCACTTTCGCACTTTGCTAAGTATGTCAAAGACGCAGAGTCTGGAAGTTATTACGACCTTGACTTTATACAGTTTAACATTGGATATCCATCACCAGGAAAGTTCTTGGAGCAAAAAACAGAAACTGATAGTTGGACGTATGGTGAACTTCAGGCTGAATATTTAAGTCCAGTTCAATATACCTATGCCGAACTAGATAACGAACTTTTTAGTGGATATGCATCATATGCAGATTTGAAAAATAGAACTAAAACTCAATATGTATACGACACAACCGAGTATTCTGTAAAAACATATATTACTTTTCAGTATGTCAGTGGTGGAGCAAACACCCCGATAGAGAATTATACCAACACCGAAAGCGTAAGCAATAACAATCTAATTAAGGCTGGCGATGAATGGGTAAATACAAAATATGAGGTAATTGACAACACAGTAATCTACCCACCCAAATCAATTAAGTTCTCTGATCTAGCAATAGTAGTTCACGTGGACATGATTGCAAATGGTGTTCAGACCAAGCCAGTCTCTGTATATAGCATCGAACTGGCTTCTCAGGCTCTAGACGTTAAGACCCCAACACCAATTGGAACTAAGTTCGGCATTCCCCTTTATCCCTATACAAAGAGCGGAATCTACTTTAATTACAAAAAGACCAATCCGTTTAAGATCTATAAGAGAAGTACGCCATATTTATTCCTGAGCAGAAACTCTGGAATTGAGTTGGTTGGAGATTATGAGCCATTGACAAATAGGGGTTTGACACTTCCCCTAAACTCGCAGGTATCATCAAAATTTGATGTCGCAGCAATTCAAATACTTCTAAAGTACAATAAGGACTTCTTCCCATATTCGTCAACTCCAATTTTTGAGATACAGTCGAAAGACGCTTATATTAAGTTCTATCTTGTGGCTACTCACCCAACTGGGCAGAGAGCAAAGATCTACGCAATTAATGCAAATACAGGTGCCGAAGAAAATGGTGTGGCATTTTATATTAATGGAAAACTTGTAAAGAGTCCAACCATCTCTATTAAAGAATGGTCAATGCTGGGAATATCCTTCGCAGCCAAATTAAACTTAAACAACTATGCTGGTGCCTTTAGGCTAAATGGTCCAATTATGGTAAATCACTTATCATACTATCAGTCCACAGGACTTCAGGAAAAGATCTACACAACCTTTAGGATTTGGGATAGGGTCAAGGAAACGTTAACCAATGAAACACTATTTTGGAATTTTTGGAAGGGCAGTGGTACAAGCCCAGAAACATATACTTGGAACAATGTCCTTATTATTGGTCAGTCAAATTCACTAGGAATTAGTTTGCCAGAGATTTTCAAGTCATACGTAGGAACTAACAAGATTATCTTTGATGATGCCAGTGGTGTATCGTTGTCAAACTATAGATTTAGAACATATAAGAGAGTTACGCCTGTCACGTTTACTAAGAAACCATCATAGTATGGTATACTAGTGGTTATGAATAACGAAAATCCACGCTTTCCTGGTCAAATTGGTGACTCTAAAGTAACAGTTTTGCAAAAAGATTACCCTTGGGGTATCTATGTATGGATTAAAGCGAACGGAAAGCCATTTACAGATGGTCACGGCAGCGTTCTAAATATTCCATCACACAAGGGAGATGCCCTTCAAATTGAAAAACTAAAAAAAGAAGCGACCTATCTTGGGCAGGGAGACGGTCATGCTGAATTTTATCCAGGTATGGAAAGAATCTCTGAGGAAGAATACTCAGAGCAGGTAGATCGCATGAAGCAAGGTCTAATTCCAAACCTTAATGACCTTGGTGCTGTGCAGGCTGCCAAGGATACAATTGCTTTGTATGGAGATGAACAGTAATGGAAGAGTATTACATCAGGGATATCAACCTAGACGAACTTGAGCAGCAAACCGATAAGTTTAAGGCTCAGGACCCATTCAATAAATCATGGGAAGAACTCAAGTCGTATTCTGGCATTGAGAAAAACTTTAAGCGTAGAACAGACAGGCTTGAAAAGGCTAATAATGATCCTCTTGTAGAGACAACGCTACAATACAACAATGTAGACGTTAACAACCCTGGATACCAAGATAGTGCTCTAGCAATCAACAGCGGTATCAATGGAGCATACTCTAAAGAGATCAATCCTGGTAAGGTTTACCGTAATGGATACGGTCTATTTGACGTAATTACTCCACCATGGAATCTATATGAATTGGCTAACTACTATGACACATCATTTGCTAACCACGCTGCTATTGACGCAAAGGTGGAGAACATTGTAGGTCTTGGATACGAACTCCAGGCTACCCAGAGAGTCCTCATGGCTCTTGAGGCATCTGATAATGCAAGTGCTGTAGACAAGGCTCGTAAGCGTGTTGAAAGAGCAAAGGTAGAAGTCAAGGAATGGTTTGAGTCACTAAATAATGAAGAGTCAATGACATCTACATTTATGAAGGTTTGGACAGACTACGAGTCTACTGGAAATGGATACCTTGAAATTGGTAGAACCGTAACTGGCGAGATTGGCTATGTTGGACACATTCCTGCAACAACTATGAGAGTTCGCAGAATGCGTGACGGATATATTCAGATTATTGGAAACAAAGTTGTTTACTTCCGTAACTTCGGTGCAAAGAATGTAAACCCAATTACCAACGATCCTCGCCCAAATGAGATTATTCACATCAAGCAATACTCTCCACTAAACTCGTTCTATGGTGTTCCAGATATTCTATCTGCTGTAGGTGCTCTACAGGGTGACGCTTTGGCTTCACAGTACAACATTGATTACTTCACTAATAAGGGCGTTCCTCGTTATATCGTTACTCTCAAGGGTGCAAAGTTGTCAGAAGAGGCAGAGGATAAGATGTTCCGATTCCTACAGACAAGCCTAAAGGGTCAAAACCACAGAACCCTTTACATTCCACTACCAGGAGACTCCGACACCAACAAGGTTGAGTTTAAGATGGAGGCTGTTGAGAGCGGTACACAAGAGGCATCGTTCAACGAATACCGAATTCGCAACCGTGACGACATTCTGGTTGCTCACCAAGTTCCACTATCTAAGATTGGTGGTGGCGACTCTGCTGCTATTGCTGCTGCACTAGCACAGGACCGTACCTTCAAGGAGCAGGTAGCAAGACCAGCCCAGCGTAATCTTGAAAAAGTTATCAATAAGATCATTAGCGAAAAGACCGACATGGTCGAACTTAAGTTTAATGAACTAACCCTTACTGACGAAATTGCTCAGTCACAGATTATTGAGCGTTATGTTAGAAACCAAGTTATGACTAGAAATGAAGCACGTGAGACACTTGGGCTTCCACAGATGGAAGAGGCAGACGACTTTCTTGAACTGAACGCTCGTCAGGCAGCAGATGCCACCGCAAACACCCAACAGACTCGTACTAGAGATGCAGAAAGAAGTTCAAACTCTTCGGACAATACCGCAACAGTTGCAGGTAGAAATCCAAAGGGTGAAGGACGTTCTGTTCAATAATGTGTTATAATTTAGTAATAAAGTTTAAAAAAGGCTCTATAATTAAGATACTATGACTATTTCTAAAGTGCACTGGGATACCGAAGGCGACAACGTTCGTCTATCGATGCCGTTCAGTAAAGTAGATAAGGAACGAAGAATCGTTTCTGGCTTTGCCACCCTTGATAACGTTGACCGTCAAAAGGACATCGTTACTGCAGAAGCATCTATGAAGGCTTTTGAGAAGTTTCGTGGCAACATCCGTGAGATGCACCAACCAATTGCTGTTGGCAAGATGGTAGCGTTCAAAGAGGACAAGTACTTTGACCCAGAGTCAAAGAAGTTTTATTCTGGAGTATATGTTTCTGCATATGTTTCAAAGGGTGCTCAAGACACTTGGGAAAAGGTTCTAGATGGCACCCTATCTGGTTTTTCCATCGGCGGTAGAATGAACAAGTACGAAGATGCCTATGACGAAAAGATGGATAGCCCTATTCGTATTATTAAAGAGTATGACCTGATGGAACTCTCCCTAGTTGATACCCCAGCAAACCAATTTGCAAATATTCTATCTGTTCAAAAAGTAAATGGTCTAGATGTAGTTAAGGGCGACGCAGTTGACGTAGAAATTGAAAACGTATTCTGGGATCCAGAATCTGGCGTTGTAAAGATTTCTGAAAATGAAGTAGAGGTAAGCCCAACCACAGGCACACCAAT